GGACGCCAACCGTGCCATGCTGGCGTTGCTCGACGACTTCAGAAAGAGCGTCCTGCTTGCGCTGATCCAAGCCCAAGAGCCATTCTCCGCAACCTACCGGCAATTGCTCCGCGAGGTTGACACGCTACTCGCCCAGACACAGGTACAGATGACGAGGACGATGGCCGAACATCTGGAGGTTGCCGCGAATGCAGGCGACGATGCCGCGTTGGATGAGGTGCGGTCATTCATTGGTTCGGTCAACTCCTACGTGGGTGTCTCTGAGGTGCTGGTTCGCACGAGTGCAGAGTACGTTGCGGACCTCATTACCGCGATCACGAACGAGGCACGCGCCACGATCACGCGAGAGGTCCGCCTTGCCGCGCTGGGGGGCATGACGACGACGGAGTTGATTGACCGTATCGGACGCGCCCTAGACGATCCTGGTGTGTTCAGGACGCTGGCTAGCCGGGCAGAGGCGATCGCCCGGACTGAGGTGGCACGCATCCGCAACACCGCGCACTACGAGCAGGCGAAGGAACTGAGCGACAAGTACGAGGGCGTCCGCAAGGTCTGGGAGCATAGCGGGTCATCGCCCGGATTCAGCGGTCATCAGCGACGGCAGAGTCGCCCGAACCACATCAGGACGTGGCAGCGTACCAGCGAGGAGCCGATCCCGGTAGCCGACGACTTCAACCTGGGCAGCGGGATCACGGCACGCTATCCGCACGATCCGCTGTTGCCGGCGTCTGAGACGGTGCATTGTCGGTGCAGGGTGCGGCTGGTGACGACGGAACCGAAAGGCTAGCCCGTGGCCGTGATCGTGCGCGGAACGCTGATCGGTGAACCTGTTGAGTACAGGTTCGTACAAACATATCAGTGGCAGCCTGTTTGTGGTTGTATCCTGGCGTCCATTACTGAAAACAAAGTCGTGATACTCGACCGGCAACGTGGGCGTATCTGGCGTGTCCCGAGGCCGTTGGTGGGTGAGATTGAGTGCGTGTGTCGTCATGGGCATGAGCATAGATTGTCGGAAGATCAGGCCGTGATGATCGTGGCGGGGAGGGTGGCGTGATAATTGATTTAGACGAGCAATTTGGATCGACAATCGGAACCAGCCTAAGAAAGCGGTTATCCGAAGGGTATGACTGGAAACAAGACGTTGTTCCTGCCGACAGGTTCGTGAAGCGCACGCTGATAATAAACGGCAAGAAGCGGACTGTCCTGATGGGTGCTGGCATCGTCAGGACGCGAAAGCGCAAAGTCGCCTAGCGGTTGATCCTCAACCGGTGATGATCGTGGCGGGGAGGGTGGATTGAGCGGTAGCGACTTCACTGCGGATCAGTGGATCGAGATTGCCGCTAGCGAAGTACGCGGGGATCAAACGCACGTTGCGATGCTTGAGTCGAACCCGCATGCGTGGATCGGTGCGCTCACCGCGCTCAAGCGTGATCTGGAAAGTCAGTTCGCTGAGCGTGGCGCACAGTGGACTATCGCCAACTCTGGACCGCCGTGGCCGACCGAACACGAGCAGCGCGATTACTGGAAGTGGCGCAAGAACGCATCGCGGTTTACTCGGATGGTCGAGGCGAGGATTGCGTACGCTAAGACTGTTGTTGGTAGTCAGCGCAAGGCAGGCAGCGGTGAAGCGTGGCAGGAGAAGGTGAACCGACGCATCGATCGCATCGAATCAATATTGGAAATTACCCATGATGACGATGCACGACGCGGTTTCAATGATCGGCTCGCTATCATCGAACAGCATCTCGGTTTGCAACCGTTGCCGTGACGAGTTGACGTAACCGCTATCCTCGGAGTATCCTAGCCGCACAAGTCAATACACGGCACAGAGCAGCCGCCTGAGAGAGCGCCTATAGCGCCGCTGCATTGGGGACGAATCCACCCCCAATGTGACGGCGTTTTCTGTTGCTCCGAGGCGGTGCCGATGGATACCGAAGACATTACCCAGGACGAAACTCCTGAACCTGCCACCGAGGCGATCCCCCAGCCCGTGAACATGGACGGCGCGCTGCTAGAGGCCGTGGCCGGTTCTGATGGCTTTGACTGGCGCATTCAAGTCATCCGCGCCGGTGTCAGTGCTAACCAGAACGAATACCCCCTCAGCACCTTGCATGAAGCGGTCAACGCCTATGCCGGCTCTCCGGTGTTCGCTGGCCGTGGCAAGGATCACAACGCAGACGAACGCGGCTTTGCGTCCGTGGCAGGCTACGTGACCAACCCCGCTACCAACCCGCGCGGTATCGAGGCGACGTTTGAGATCAACCGTGGCCGGCCTGACGTGCGTGATGCCATCAGGCACGCCTGGGATGTGCGCCAGCGCACCGGGCGCGATGTTGTCGGATTTAGCCATGTGATCCCAACAGGCGGGTTTGTGTCTGAGTCCCGCCGGCCACATGGACGCCGTGTTACCAAGATCAGCCGCGTCGAAAGCGTTGATCTCGTCATGTCTCCCGCAGCCGGCGGCGGGCTGCTTGCTCCCCTTGCGGAATCGGCGTCCGGGCTACCGGGCGATTACATACCAGACCCACTAATGGAGGCAATCATGAACGTGGAACAGTTGCTCGCGAAACTGCGCGAGGGCAAGAAGCTGAGTCTCGAAGAACTCAGCGCTCTTCAGGAGGCGATGACGCCCGGCGAGTTTGCGTCGGCGCTCAGCGAGGCCCACAAGCCCGCTACGCCGGACCCGGTTGTCACCACACCCGTTACCCCACAGGCTGATCCGCTCGTTGAGTCCCGCCTTGCGGCGATGGAACAGCGCGCACAGGCAGCCGAGTCCCGTTCACTGTTGACGGCGGCGTTGTCCGAGTCGCGCTTGCCTGAGGCGATGCGTGACGCCATCCGTGCCGACTTCGATGGGCGCATCTTTGAGTCCGGCGAACTCGACGCACGCATCACCCGTGATCGAGAGATCGCCGGCAAGCTCGCTGCGGTCAAGCCGTCCGGCCTGGGCCTGGTCGTCACCGAGGATCAGCGTGACAAGCACCAGAAGGCGATGGACGGACTGATCTGGGGCAAGCGCATGGATGGCGTCAAGCCATTCCTGACCCTCAAGGAAGCGTACATGGCGATCAGCGGCGACTCGCGCTGGTCATACATCAGTGGCGAACTGCCGCGCGTGATCCTGGCCGAAGCCCGTTCCTACGCGGGCGATGACAACCTCCTCCAAGAGTCAATCACGACCACGACGTTTGGCGACGTGCTGGGTGACTCCATCCGCCGGCGACTGTTGCAGGAGTATGGACGCCCGGATCGGCAGACGTGGCGACAGATCGTCAACACCGTCCCGGTCGTGGACTTCCGTACCGTTGAGCGCACGCGTTGGAGCGGCTACGGGTTGCTGCCCGTTGTGCTTGAAGGCGCGCCGTACCAGTTGCTCACGAGCCCAGCCGACGAGAAGGCGACCGATAGCCTCGACAAGTACGGCGGACTCGAGGAAATCACCCTTGAGACGATCGCCAACGACGACATGGGCCTCGTACGGCGCATCCCGGTCAAGATGGGCTACGGTGCAGTTGACACCCTGTACAACGCGGTCTTCAACACGACGATCCTGAGTAACGCGACGGCTTCATACGACTCGGTAGCCCTCTACAATGCCGCGCACTCCAACACAGGGACTGCGGCACTGGCTGAGGCCGGGTTGCTGGCGGTTGAAACGGCCATGCGCGATCAGTCGGAGTACGGTAACGCTGCTGGCCTGCCTCTGGGTGAGGCCAACATGCCGAAGATTCTGCTGATCCCGAACGAACTGCGCGTGACCGCACACAAGTTGACCCAGGGACCGAACGCGGTGATCTCGGCGGAAACTGCCACCACGCCTAACTTCTTCAACGGGCAGTACAACGTCATCGTGGTTGACGACTGGACAGACGCAACCGACTGGTATGCGTTCGCTGATCCAAGTCTGTCTCCGGTACTCGAAGTCGGTTTTTATCAGGGGCGTGAGGAACCGGAACTGTTCGTACAGGACGCGCAGACGGTTGGCTCCATGTTCGATGCTGACAAAGTTACTTATAAGATCAGACACATCTGGTACGTGATGATTATCGATCATCGCGGCACCTATCGTCAGGTTGTGGCCGGCTAATCACCGGAGGGATACACGCACATGACTGACACGAAGAAACACGACGCCAAAGTGCCCGACTGGGTACTGACGGTAAGCGGCATGGATGCCGGAGACATCGACGACTGGCGCGTTGAGGACAACGTGCTGATCGTTGACCGGGTAGAGATGGACGGCAAGAAGAAACTGGTCGCCCATCACCGCTTCAGCGTCGATCCGGCAATGGCCGGCTAACACTGACCGACCGTGGGCGCGAGACTGATCTCGCGCCCAACACACAAGGAGTATGACGATGCCTCAGCCACATGATCTGACCGGCACGCACGTTCACAATGTCCCGATCGCCCTACACGCAGCGGCGACGGCGACTGAAACCCGATTGCTGTGGGT